CTACAACTGCATCAAACCTTGCGTCAAGTGGTTCAATAAATTCTTCTGCAATAGATTGGGCAGTTGATCAATATGTTGTTCTATCAACAACTCAAACTCAATCTGCACAAACAATGACTTGTAATGCTCTTCAAATTATACCATCATGATTGAATTACTCTGGGAAAATAATTTACTTACGCTCATGGATGTTGAATATCAAATTGAGTCTGTTGATATTCAGTCAGACATCATTGTCAATATTGCCTTATTCAATGAGGTCTATAATTGCACCTATACAGTACTAGCTAATACCACGATAATCAATGGAGTCTTGCAGACTTCGGCACAGATGATTTACGATACTTTGACATCAAATGTCTAATCCACATCCGTTCTACCGATTTGACAATGCCTGGAATTATGGCTTTTACCCGGACAATAAGATTGCCAGCAATCAACTAAATGCAATCAGGGATTTATTGGATACATGGGTTAGTGCTAATGCAATCGGGTTGCCAATAGGTGAGGTGATAGCCTATTGCAGGCAGACAATGGAAGTCTTTAATGCCTTTCCTTATTTTGGCAAATTTGAGCTTACAACTAATAAGATAATTGATTCTCCATTCTGGGAGTTTCAGATTGCAATCAGGAATCTTGATTTGAGCATTGTTGATGCAAGTCAGGTTTGTGCGGTTAATGGATACTTTAATCCAACTACGCAAAAGGTAACGAGTGCCTATGTAGATTCATTCACTGTTGGCTCTTATTCAGGAACATTTTCATCTGCTCCTATTCCGGTGGAAGCAGAAGTAGCCAATTCATTGTCCATTGTCAATCAGTATGGATCTGCCATGTTCCCATTGACATTCAAGTATGATAGTGTAACAGGAATTGCCACAAGTGGTCTTGCAAGGGCAAAGAATTGGACATTGAATAGCAATGACACTCCGGTAAGGTTGCCATCTGATACATTGCCTAAAATCAATGCCAGAAGGTTCAATCTTAATGCTCTTACTGCGGAGGATAAATATTGTATCACACTCGGGGAGAAGCTAATCAATTATTCTTTAAGTGAAACTGACATCACTCTGGTTCAATCTTATTTCTATGGCTTTACTGCTCCAGATGGTTGGACATTTAGCAACTACATTGATTACGATACTTACAACAGGATTTACATCCTGATGTCAAGGGATGACAGGAGTTTCCTATTCATCGGCAGACTTGATGGAGAGTGGCTATGGCAGAGGTTTGTCAATGATCAGGGCAGTACTGATTATTCAGTATTCAGTGGCTATTCATCCATTACTCCACTACCTTATGAGCCTCTGATAGCTTACGATTACCTGATTGGTGATTGGTATGATTTTGACTTTTGCGACTTCACTTCTGATTGCTATGTGAGTCAAGAGTTCTATGCTATGCCCGCCATACCTGGTGATACTTGGCAGTTTAATGTGCCTATTGATTCAGGCAATTTAACAGGACTTAGTTCTGTTAATGTAGGCTTATTTGGCGAGTCAGGTGAATTAGTCCAGCAAATTGGTAGTGCCTCAATAAGTCCTACTGTCATTACAGGTTTGGGCATGTATGGCTATGCAGGAGCTAGGGGAACATATTCTGATTGGTATGATGGTTATTATTCAACCTTCTATCCTGTCAATTTCCAAATGACAGATTGTGATGGAAATGTGATAGGAGATGTCCTTGCCTCCATTCCAATTGACGGCCTTACAACAGGTGATTTTGCTCAGTTCAAGTCAGTAGTTGAAGGACTTGCATGGCCTGATTATTTAAGTGTAGAGGTTAATCTTGATGATGATGGTAAAGTGATATTTACTTATACATTGACAAGTTCGCCAATTTGCTTTTGCTCCATTACTGCCTGGACATATTTTGAAGGGTCAGGTGAAACAGTTTACTTCATTAAGCCAGCAGTTTATGAGCAAGTAACCTTTCTCACTCAGTTCTATGCATCGTGCACTATCCCAGCAGTTAAGTCAGGATGTTACCTATTAGGCCTTTATTCAGAAAATGAGGAGTCAGGATGGTATCTATATTCATTGAGCAACATCATTAACATTGATACATCAGACTGCTTCAGCACCATGCTAGAGTTCTGGTCAAATGATAATTCAATAGCTCAGGGATTTGAGTACTTCAACGGATGGAAGCAAAGAATAAGGCTAGGAATCAATGGTGGAGGAGCTAAGCCTGTCATTGAGGAAAACTTATACAGGCAATCAAATGGGGTTCACAAGAGGCCTCAGAATAAGCAGGATTTATCACTAGATTTGCACACTGACTTTTTAGACCAGGATACTCAATTAGCACTTGTCGATGCCACCCGTCATGCTTATTTAGTCTGGGAAGGGAAGCCAATTTTTGTGAAGGGAGATATTGAAGTTGCCACCATTCAAGATTTCACAACACAATCCTCTTTTGAAACCTTGGCTCAGGTCAAGTTTCAGGCACTACTCCAAGGCTTTCAGCCTAAAAACTCAAGTTGTTTAACTTGTTAAAACTATGTCTATATTTTCATTAACATGCCCCGATGTTGGGTGCTATCAGAACTTCCTGTGTGATCCGGAGTTCCAGAATAAAATAGTGGCGGTGGCTTATGTTCGTAAGTCAGCTGCCTTGGATGCTCAAGAGAAATCCACTGCTGATAATTGGATTGCTGCTCTTTATGACCGCTACCTGAATGGTGAGGCTTACCTGGTATTTAATACCTCCGGTGAAAAGCCAAAGCCTGAAACAGCTACTACTGCTGGTCGTGGCATGCAGAATACCAAGGCTCTTGCCAAGACTCACACTCTGACTTATCAAGATATGCAGGGAGTAGTTCAGAACAATGTTCAGTTCTACAATGATATTCTTGCTTCTGCTCAGAACTATGACTTTTACTATTTCACTCCAAATCGTATTTGGGATGCATCTGGCTATTATGTAACAGTTATCGGTGATCCTATCATCACTGCTGACCTAAATACTTACCAGATGGCTGAGGTTAGTGTGAACTGGGTGAGCAAGGTTAATCCATTGCCTTATGAGTTTGACACAGATACCTTCTTGGAGGGCCTGTATTACATCATCTCAACCACCTACGGAAGCAACACAGGATTCAGCTGGACTTCTGACTGCACAGATCCTCAGACTGCTAGTTTTTCAGCTGTCCTGAATGTAGGAGCTATCAGTGGTGCGCCTGACCAAGTGTGGTCAATCGAACAGGTTTCTGGTAGTGATGACATCACACAGATTGCACTTGCTATTGATTCTGCAACCGGAGACCTTACCTGGAATCCAAGTGGACTCATTGGAACTTACATTTTTACAGTAACAGTAACAAATGAGTTCGGATGTGTGTTCGGTCAGCAGGAGGTAACTATCAATGTTCTTTGCGACTAATTAAGGACAACTAATGGAAGAGTTAATCGGGGTATTACTATCAAAGTTGCTCGATCGGAAAGTCCGGGAAGGCAAGCATGAGTACATTGAGTGCGCACGCGATAAAGCCGAAGAATTGGAGTATCATTTTGAAAATGAATACCCCGAGAGACTCCTTCATACTCAGCATCCAAGTGAAGAGCCTTGGATGAAGGATTATAGAAAACGCAGGTGGCAAGCTCCTACAACTACTGCAACAGGAAGAGTATTTACCTTCCTGCAAAAGATTCAACAGGCTGATGATTTCAAAATCACCTTTGAAAATGACTACCAAAAGACAGGCATAGCAGAGCGCATAAGTCTCCAGGATAATACTCTTGAATACTATGTGGAGAATGAGCTGCCTAAATATGGCAGCCTTGAGACATGGCTTTTCAATGTGTTTCTCAAGACCTACCTGCAAGATGCAAATGCTGTAATTGCTATACTTCCTGACTTTGAGGACTTCATTAAAAACCCATCCGGAGTTACTTCACTTGATTGGAGCAAGCCGTATCCACAGACAATCGAATCAGAGGATTTAATCTGGGAGGGGGATAACTATGTAATTACTAAGGTTGAGGATTACATGGACATAAACCGCAAAAAGTGGGATCAATTTCTGGCAATCACAACTGAGGGCCTGATGCTGTTTAGGCAGGTAAATCAGTACACCTATGACCAGCCATTTCAAGTATTCATAATTCCTTACTCTTTTGGCTATCTGCCTGCCATTAAGGTTGGCAACATTATCTATGAAGAAGAAGATGGTCAGCTTGTGTTTGACTCAGTGCTTGCTCCTTGCCTTCCGGCATGGAATGAGGTATTGTTCAGGACTGATGACCTAAACATACTTTGGGCCACTCATGCTCTTCCTCAGAAATGGGCATTGAAGATGTCTCCATGCAAGACATGCAATGGCACAGGATTAAGGACTAACCGAAAGGATGAAAGGGTAAACTGTAACGATTGCTCAGGCTCTGGAAGAGCATCAAGCTCACCATTCGGCCTGATGGAAATCAACATTGACAGGGTTAGTGCTGTCAATCCAAATCCACTTGTTCCACCTGTTCCTCCTGCAGGCTACATTGAGAGGCCAACTGAGACAGTTAAGCTATTCCAGGAGGACATATTGCAGAAGGAATTTCAAGGTTTCAAAGCCATTGGTCTTGAATTGCTAAGTCAGATTCCTGCTGCTCAGTCAGGCATTGCTAAGGAATATGACAGGAAGGAATTAAATACCTTCTGCTATTCAGTAACTGTTCATTTAGCAACCATTTACCGCAAAGCATGCTTTCACATCATGCTTCAGAGGTACAATAGCCTTTTTGCATCTGCTTTGATGGATAGTGATAAAGTCCAGGCAGCATTGCCACAGATTACTGTGCCGACTGACTTTGACATTACGACTGCTGACATGATAGCTGAGCAGCTAACCAAGGCAATGAATGGCAAGTTCAATCCACTTATCACATCAGGCATTGAACAGGACTATGTGGAGAAGTTGTATGGTGAGAATAGCATTCAAAAGACTTACTTGAAGATTCTAAGCCAGCTCGATCCATTGCCATTTAAGACCACAGATGAAAAGACTGTGCTGCTGTCATCCAATGGCTGCACTCAATTAGACTATATTCTGAGTGCCAACCTAGCGGCTTTTGTCATGCAGAAGGTTGATGAGGATGCAAGCTGGTATGATAAGCCTGTTCAGGTGCAGAGATCTGATGTGTATGCATTAGCAGCAATTAAGATGGCTCAGATTCAGGCAGGGATTGTGCCTATAATGCCTGAAGGAGTCTAATATGGATGAGAGGCAACTAGAGTTAATCAAGAAGATTCAAGAGCTTCAGATGGCTATTGAGAAGCGCATGGATAATGCTCTTCCGAAAGTATTTGCAAAGCTATCTGACCAAGTGATTGATCTTGCCTCAAACCTTAGCCTGGATGCCAAAGACAGGGCCAAGTCATTGAAGGAAATGATTAAGCTCAAGAAGGACATTGCAGATACCATTGTCAATAATAGCCTTTATCAGATTCAGGTGGCTGAAGTGATTGCAGGATTTGACCAGCTAGCCAAGCTATCCGATGATTACATCAGTGTAATTCTGGATGATTTCAAGCCAAAGACTGAGCTATACAAGGCAATCCTAGAGACTAACATAGCAACCACCAAGGATGCACTGCTTGGTGCTGGCATCCGGGATAACTTTGGAACAGCAATTCAGGAGGTCCTGAAGGACAATATCAGTGGCATTGGCACAAGGTCAGAGCTTAATAAGACTCTGAGGAAGTTCATTGAAGGCACAGACACTGAGAAAGCATTTCTTGAACGATATATTAAGCAGACAACCAATGATTCTGTGATGACCTTCAATGCTGAGTACATCCAGACCATTGCTGATGACCTTAATGTTGAGTATTACCTCTATCAAGGCACAATCATAGCAGACACAAGGCCATTTTGTGAGGCTAGATCAGGAAGGTTTTTCACCAAGGAAGAAGTTCAGAAGTGGCCTAATCTTAAAGGCTGGCAAGGCCGCATGGCTGGAACTAATAGCAGCACAATATTCATATATCGTGGAGGCTATAATTGCAGGCATCAGCTCTGGCCTGTTGCTAAAGAGCAGTATGAAGCTGCAAAGGAGAAAGGCAGAGCAGGGCTAAGATAAGTGGTTCAAGGTGGTTCAAGGTGGTTCTGAAAGTGGTTCAAGGTGGTTACAACCTGTAAGGATTATTTACAAGTTGCTCATGTAAGCCATAAGCATGCTGATTGGCTTTAGAAACTTCTGCTCAACCACTAGCCTTTTGCCATGCCCTAAATCCATTTCAATCATGCAATCCTCGATTGATTGCTTCCTGATGTATCCTAATATGGAAACCTCTGATGCCTCTTCATCCACATAGCACAAGATAAACACATCAGCTCCAATCTCCTTTCGATTGTTAAAGACTAGCCTTCCTGTCTTATACTTAGTGGACTTAACCTGAATGTCATATTCTCCAAGCATCAGGTCAGTCTTGCCACCATCACCTTCCAGGTTAATTGATGTGTCAAATGGTAACTTCAGAGCCTTAGCAACAGCATATTCACCAAGCACTCCCATTAAGTCAGCCTGTGCCTGAGTGTTGCCCCATCGAGCAACAGAAGGGCGGTCAGGATTAACCTGATCTTTGAGAAAGTGCCTGCCTGTTGCCAGCACTTTGAGAAACTTCAGTTCTCGTTCTGTAATTGTAATTTTCAAATTGCATACGGGGTTACAATATTATATCTAAAATATTGATATTTACACATGAAAAAGGCAAAATCAGGAAGCTCTCCGGTGGCTAAGATTAGCTTTGGGAAGCGCAGAGAAGGAAAGCATAGAAAGGCCAGAAGGCCAAAGGCAGGGCATCAGAAAAAATACAGAGGACAAGGAAGATAATGGCCGAGAAAAAGTACACTGCCAAGGTTAATGGTAAAACAGTCAAGTTCGGGGCAAAAGGTTACTCTATTGCTCCTGGAACTGCCAAGGGTGATAACTATTGCGCAAGGTCATCAGGCATTAAGAAGTGTAAGAATCCACCTTGTGCCAATGATTTAAGCCGTCAAGCATGGGGTTGTGTTGGGAAGAAGTCTGTAAAAAGTGCTGCCAAAAAATTCAAAAGGATTAAATAAATTTACAGCATGCAATTTCCTCTCAAACACTTCAAATTAGCAGAGTTTGATTCACCTGATGTTCCGGGTTCAGGCAATAAGATGCAGCCTAAGTTCCTGCAATTACTTGATAATGCAAGGTCATTAGCAGGATTGCCATTTAAGATTAACTCAGGCTACCGCACAGAGGCTCATAATGCCAAGGTCGGAGGTGTTAAAGAGAGCAGCCATTGTCAGGGATGGGCAGCTGATATTCATTGCACAGATGGTGATAAACGATTTGTGATAATTGATAGTCTGCTGAAGTCCGGTATAAATAGAATTGGAGTAAGCAGCACATTTATCCATGCTGACTGCGATCCGACTAAGCCTGCCAAGGTTATCTGGACTTACTAATATTATGACTAATGAATTAAGGGGAGAATTGATTAAATTCATTTATGATACTCCTGCTTATGGAGCTATCCTCCTGACTAAAATGGCTAACCCTGAGCCTAATTTCTACAATCCAGGAGAAGAGTGGCTCTATCATCACGGCTGGTCAATCATACTTATTTATCGGATTTACCGGATGGCATTAGATATGCACAAGGATATGAAAGAGACAGTGCTTTATTATGATGACTCTGGTGAACTTGTGAAGATGTCAGGTTACCAAAAGATTGCACAGAAACTTAAAAACCTATTCAGATGAGCATTTCAAAAGAAGGAGCAATCATTCTATCAATACTTGCCATCTATATTGGTGGCGATATTTACACTGCCAATGTCAAGCATAAGCAAATAGAAAAACACATTGCTGAAAGTGAGCAGTGGGCGATGGAGAGTACTGTCCGCAATATTAAGATTGAATGCTCAGTTGATAGTTTTAGAACGCAAATTAAGGGCATTGCTAAGACAGTTATTTACCTTGATTCATGCCAACAGACCAAAGCACAAAAAGCAGACAGGGCAGAAAGACGGGGCAAATTCGTGGGAGGGTTGCTGAAAACTCTGATACCAGGCATGTGAGTCCGGCACTATTCAGCAAGCGCATGCAGGTTTATGCCTACACAAGTGCAACTGCTGTGCTGATAGGCTTGCTGATAGGGGTTGGATGGCTCTATAAGATGGAAAAGATTCAGACCGGAGACTCAGTGCTGATGCTCATTCTAGGTCAAGTGCTTGGTGCATGGGTTGCACTAACCACTAAGATTTTCAGGATTACTGCTCCTAACATTAGCAATGCTGATAATGTTTAACTTTGTGATATGAATTGCCTGCAAGACTACATTGGACTAAAAGGTTGCACAGCTGATGCACCTCTGTCTGGACTATACATCAATGATTATCCGGGCATGAGTTCGGAGCTGCTTGATAAGATTGCAACACCGGAGCAAGTGTCTTATGTAGGCATGTGGAACTCTGCTCAGGCAGTGAGCTATGTGAGGATTAAAAGAGACATTCAATCTGCTTTATTCACATCCGCAGAAGCACAATTAGATCAGGTGCTATTCCAGACAAGCAAGGAGTTCGTTCAGCAATGGCAGCAGATTCAGACTGTTCCAGCAGAGGCAATTCTTAAAGGAGCATTTGTAAGCATTCAGGGAAGCAAGTATCTGTCATTAAGAGTAAAGCAGATTTATGTTTACAATGCCGGGCCTGCTGTTGCTGCTGTGCCTTGGTACATCTTCCAGACTCAGGATGGCAAGATACTTGACCAAGGAACTGCTGACCTGGTCGAAGGCATGAACTATTTGCCTGTTAATAATGAGTTCTACTCTGACTTTGACAAGATCAACATCATGGTGGCAGTTGATTGCACCAACCTTCCAACCACAACAGGCATGTTTACAGACTGGGGATGGAATCAAATGGACATTGAGTGTGCAACCAGATTCACATATTTGTGGAGAAATGGATGGAGCATTTTCCCGGTAACAGCTCCACTTGGATATGGGTTCGGAGATAGCTTTTCGCAGAACAGCAGCCAGTCAGGAATTTACATAGATGCTCAATTATTGTGCAGTCTTGATTCATTCATCTGCCAGCAGAAGGAGTTTCTTCTGGATGCTTGGGCAAACTTGCTCTGCTATCAGATACTATGGCAAAAGGTAGCAAGTCCAAGGGCTAACTACTTCGCACAAGGCAATCGGGAGTTCACTGAGCGAGCAATGGCTACCTTTCTTGATGGATACAATCAGAGCTTGGCAATATGGGCAAGGCAGCTAAACCTGAGAGGGGAAGGTCTGTGCTTTAATTGTGATAATGCTGGCCTGATTCAGCAGGGATTTGTGAGGCCTTAGATCGAAAAGTTCTCTAGCCTCTCAATCTCATGGTTGAGATACCACTGAGCCTTCTTTAAGTCCTCCAGCTTGCTGCCTTTCTTGCCAGCTCTGCTGATGTATTTTATCACATTGCCAAGGCAGAAGCCTAGCTTCCATGCATCAATGACCTTGATGGCCTCATAAGTGCTTTCAGAGCCTCCGTAATGCTCTGGATGATTGACAGCATCAGCTTTAATAATCATGTCATCACGATGCTTCTGAAGTGGCTTTTGGTAATGTGGTTCATCAAAATAGTCTAGCATGCTACTCATATTTAGTCAATTTATTAGTTTGATTTTTCAGCTGGTCGCAATTTGCAACAAACTACGGCATTCTTTCACTATTGCCGTTGTTCTGTGCGCCATATATCACGCAATATTGCGTATATAGGATAGTTATGGCACATTAAAACGATGCCATAACAGCAAATTGGCGTAATACTAC